AAGTGTTCCAGGTCACAGTTTGAGACGCGCAGATTTGGAATTCGGGTCCGACGAGCGGAATCAATGCATCATCGAAAGTAACAATTCTGTCTTTGTCGATGTTGTATTTCCCTTGTTGAACCAAAGCTACGTGTTTGAGCTGGTTGATTTGGGACGAGTGGACTTTGTCACACGTCATGTAAGAATCCTCCTGTTTGGAAGGACAATACATGCCGTAAGGACAGACTGAGATTCTGTCTTCAAAAACTTGGTCACACCATTTCTTCTGAGCGGGGCCGGGAAGGTTCCCAGTATGTTGTTCCGCTTCGAAGAATTCGTCTTCTTCTTCTTCGATTTCGTCTTCCTTTGACTTGTTGATCTCGGACTGAGGCTTGAAAGCTTCAGCACGCTTCGACATGTCAACTTCGCCATCTCCGTAAGTGTCGACTAGAACATTTCCCATCTTTTGAAGGTAGTCTGTCAGGTCGTCACTAGCTTTGATGCCGTGGAAGAACTTCATTTTCCTAGCAGCATATTCATGCGACACCATAGCAATGACGTCGGCATATTTGAAGTAGCCGCAAGGAGGACATTTGAAAATATTTCCCCCAGCTGTGATTTCAGGCTGGAATTCTTTGCTCGATCTGTTGAGCGGGATAAATTGCCAAATGTCGGGGGCCATTCTTGTTCCGTAGAACTTCTCCACTAAGTCTTGATCGACACATGATGAGTAACGTTTTGACACCTTACACCATCCGTGTTGGACAATAACTCTGGGATCAGCTTCAAGTTTAAATTCGAATGTGATACGTCGCTGGAAAGCGAGGGGATCGTTGATTCCTCCCTGTTCAGGCGTACCGAGCAGCTTGACGTTGGTAGTAGCTGTCACGATTTCGGATGTAAACATACGGTTCTTGTCGTCTAAGTGAGCCATAGGAACATTATACGGTGTATTATTGATCATATGAATCAACTGCTCGAACAGTTCAAGAGGCTGGGATTTGCTTCCCAACTTTTGTCCTGCATCGTCTAACGAAAAGATAAGTTGACCTTTGTAACCGTTGAAATGTTTTTCACCAGAGTAGAAATGGACTTGGTTGTCCATGTTATATCTTTGTTCTTTGTTGGTGGTGTAACCCATAACGTGGAACATACCTTGGTGAAGGTATTTCAAGCAGTTAGATTTACCACGTCCCGGAGGACCTGATAAGACAAGGAACATAGGTTCGCAACGTTCGGTAGTACCGTGTCGCACGAACTTGTCTGAGTTTTGGATACTCATTTGTGTAAGCCGTTGCATGTTCTTGGTCAGGGTTGCGAAAACGCCTGATGTCCGTTGTTTGGACGTGATCATGTCTTCAACGAGCTTATTGCCTTCTTTAACCATTTGCTCGATCTTGTCGGCAAGCACGTGAGACAAGCCTCCGTCTAATCCAGCTCTTCCTTCTACAGCAGGCGAAAAGAGTCGCAACTGTTTAAGTTGAGTGGGCGAAAGCTTAGCATCACCGTGGATGATAGGCATTATGTCCATGTCAAAGAATTTCTCTGCGTTTTCGTTGAAACTTCCAACGCGTCGAGATAAGTCTGTCACGTTAATGGCAGTCTTTTCTCCTTTGAGAAATTTAATAGTTTTGGAAGTCATAGCTTCCATACGAGAAATGATGTTTTCGCTACGCTTGTTGGCGGCATCGAATTTGTCGAATTGTTCTTCCGTTTTGGCAAGATAATCGTAAAATCGATCCAAAGCGTTTTTCTCGTATTCTTCGTCACTAGCGCCGTCACGTCGAGAATCTTTGTTATTCTGAGTTTCGGGGCTAAAAATAAAAATAGCGCTGAGCACTATCATTACAAAATTCATAAAAGTACCAGGTGTTGAGCCAGGCACGGCAGCAGATTGGAGGGATTCGAAGATTCCCGAATGTTCCTCCGCATAAAGAGTTTCAGTTTCAGTACGGTTGTTAATAGCTGTTTCTGTTGTTTTT